TGGTCAATTAGGTTTTATTAATGTTGATGGTATCTCTACTGAATGGATCGAACCTAAACTAGGTGACTTTTATATATTTGAAGCAAGGCATCAACATCTTGTAATGCCTTTTAAACCTAAAAAGAAAGGAGAGATTAGAAGATCTATGTCTTTTAATTTTATAATAAAAAAAGATGATAAATAAAAAAATTACATTTTGTGCCATTAACAAAGAGATGGTAGATATTTGGCCTAATCCTCAACCAGCTTCACGGTTTATTCCTGACACTTATAAAAATCTTCCAAGATATGAGGACAAGGACATGCATAAACCTTCTTTAAAAATATGTGTTCCTTTTTTAGATTCTATGACAGCGGGATATATAATACCATTTGATCAAGACTATCTCGTTGATCCTGTGGAAAATGATTTTAGCGTTACGCCTGCGAATAGAGAACAACATGATTTCGGTCAACATCCAAAAACTCAATTACCAAAAGAATGGCATAAGACTTCAGGAGAAAATGCTGGTAAATTTCATAATAAGTGGCTCATTAAAACACCGCCTGGGTATAGTTGTTTATTTATTCACCCGATGAATCGTTTAGAAGAAAGGTGGAAAATAATTGAAGGCATCGTGGATACTGACACATATATAAATACAATTAATTTTCCCTTTATTTTAAGAAAAAGAAAAGAACAATTTTTGATAAAAAAAGGAGACCCTATGGTGCAAGTAATTCCATTTAAAAGAGAGTCTTGGAAATCATGGGTTGGTTTTTATCATGAAAAATTACACGGTAAAACTCTTAACTTATTGAAGAGTGAATGGGTTGATAGATATAAAAAAATGTTTTGGAAAAAGAAGAGCTTTAAATGAAACACATAACTGATTATATAAAAAGATATGATAATATTTTATCCGATGATATTTGTGATAAAATTTGCAAAAATACCGATGAAAAGTCTTTTAACACAGCCATAGTAAATGATGGATATGAAGTCAAATCATATAGAAAATGTTTTCAAAAAAATCTTGATGAAAAATATCATGATTATTTATACAAAGGAGTTAGTGAAGTTTTACAAAAATATCAAAAGGATCATGCAAATTTTTATATAGGTCTTTCTATTGAAGATACTGGATATGAACATTTGTTATATAAAGGTTCAGAAAAAGGAGAATATAAAACTCATATTGATGCTATGGATTTATATCCAAGAGTTTTAAGTATTTCTTTTTTATTAAATGATAATTATGATGGAGGTGATTTTGTTTTTTTTGAAGATATGTCATACACCGTTAAGAAAAAGAAAGGAAGCGCTGTTGTTTTTCCAAGTAATTTTTGTTTTCCCCATGCAGTAATTCCCGTTACAAATGGAAATAGACAGTCAATAATAACATGGGTGCATTAGAAAAAAATAAATACAAATATGTCAAAAACATGTTGTCGAGTGACATGGTAGAATTTTTATCCTCTTGGAGTTTAAACCATTTTAAAATAAATGGTGACTCCCAAGCTCCTCTTTCATCAGTTCATCACTCAAATCAAGCTGAGATATATCAACACATTATTCATTTCTTACTACCAATTATGGAAAAAGAAACTGAGTTAAAATTAAAACCAATATATTCTTACAACAGGATATATTTACCAGGTTCTGTTTTAGAAAGACACAATGACAGACCTTCATGTGAAATAAGTGCTTCAATAACTTTGAAGTATCACTATGAAAATAAAAGTTATAGGTGGCCTTTGTTTATGGATGAAACTCCTATAATAATAGAGTCAGGGGACGGTGTTATATATAAAGGGGTTGAAATACCTCATTGGAGACCTATTTTTTCTCAACCAAAAGAGTGTTGGCACCATCAACTTTTTATTCACTATGTTAATTTGAATGGTCCTTATAAGGATCTTAATGAAGAAAAAAGTTTGGAAGATTTTAGTGCAAATGCAAAACTTCATGAAAAACCAAAACTTGTTAAATCTGATGGGAGAAGATGATATACGTAAAAGATAATACGTTAACAGAAGAAGAAATAAAAAAATTACTTGTTTTTACCACCCACCCTCAAAATATATGGGATCAAACTTTTACAATTAATATTCATAATGATCATGACTTAATTCAAAAAGTTAAAAATCATGTTATATCCGACTTAACAGTTGAGGGTCATAATAACAAATTTGATGAAGTAGAATGGTGTCAAGTTATAACTTATCCAACTGGATCCTCAAAAATGTTTCATTTTGATAAGGCGAGAGATTCTACCACAGGAGCTTCGATAACTTTTTTAAATGATAATTTTGTGGGGGGACAAGCAATTGTCGAAGGTATTGAAATTACACCCATTGTAGGAAGAACCTATTATTTTGATGGAAGAATGTATAAACATGGCGTGTTAAATATTATAAAAGGGATAAGGTATACGTTGTCGATATGGTATACTAATGAAAAAAGGAAAAATTTTTAATTACGAGTAATGTTCATCATAGTCTCTCCAAGTCTTTTCCCAATCAAAATATGAATGAGTAAGAGAGTTGTCAGCATGAAAATCTGACTCATTGTTTCCATCGTTTGTCCAAGATACTAATGCATTTTCGTAAGTATTTTGAAAGTCAATTGTAGCAGAATTAATTTGACTTTTTCTTGTTTCTGCCCAAGTAAGTAAATTATCTATTGTTGTAGATCCTACAGCATCACTTGTTGCAGACAAAAGTGTATTGCCTGTCATTATTTCAGTTGATGGATCAATAGTTTGAATTTCATTATCCCCTATTAAATCATTCCAAATAACATAATGAATAGTATTAGAAATAACGGGCATTGTATTGCCTTTATCTGCCCAATCAATGTGATAGCTATCATCAACTAATATAAAGTCATTATTTGAAATAACAATTTGAGTTGCCATTAGTGCTTAATGTTTAATGATATAATTAACCACCACATAAGGGGAAAATGTATTTGTTCCTGAAGCGGTCACCGCTCCTGTGAGCGATGTGGTCACTGCCACAGTCCCCGCCATTGTTCCAGACAAGGTATGAGAGTGAGTGTGACCTGTTCCTGATCCTGCGTTTCTCATGTTAGCTGCTGCCTCAGTACAAACCATTTTTCTTTGACCCGGACTATAAGGAGTTTGTGACGCTAGTGATAGGTTGTGTAGCAAAATTATGACTATGCGAAGCTATTTGTGCTGTTGTTAAAGAGGTAGTATCAATAGATCCTGTAACAGTAACTGATTGATTGTTTGTAACTGAATTTGTTGCCCCTTGATTGTTTGTAACTGAAACAGTAACTGTATTTGCCCCTCCTGTCCCTGCAAGATTGTATGTATTTCCATCATAACCTTGAGGGGCTTTTCCTTGAAGATCGGGAACATTAAAAGTTGTTGATCCGTTTCCTACTCCGTATGTTGTACTAATAACCGCAAACAATTCGGCATAATCGGTTCGAGAAATAGCGGCACCATCGCATAATACATAGCCAACAGGGGCTGTTGTTTTGCCCCAAGGCTTAATTGTCCCTACTTCGCTTCTATTTGTAAAATCCTGTAAATTAGTCATTATATTTTAGTCTCCAACCATTTCCTGAATCGTAGTATACCAGAGCAACGCCTGCACTGTTAGTAGAAATTGTCATATCGGCTGCGTCTCCTTGAACTTTTTCAGCTCCTCCATCAATAGTAATGTTATTAGTTCCCGCATTACCGTCCCCATCAATAACTTTTACTTGCATTCCAATTGTAGGAGAGGCAGGTAAAGTTATAGTAATTGCTCCGCTTGAGCAATCACAAATAATATTATCGCCGTCTGAAGCTGTGTAAGGGGAGTCCCCAACTGCTTTTTCCGTCCATGTTTCGCCTAATCCAGCTAAAGAAAAAATATCGTACCAATTGGTGCCATCGGTAGCAACCATGCGAAATTTTCCATTTGTAATGGTTACCGTATTGCCCGTTGCTCCTAGACGAGCAGAAATATCAGCACCGCCTGAAATGTTGTTGTAAAGTCCGTAAGTTTTTTCTGTAGCAGGAAATTGAACCGTGTGGGTTGTGGAAACTGTTCCACTGAATAATAATGTATTTTGTCTAGCTTGGTTGTTGGCCGCCGTTTGTGGTCCATCTCCATTACTTAAAGTTGTAGAGGTTCCTGTGGTAATAGCGGGTACAGCATAAACACCTGCAATAGCAAACTCAAAAACCTGAGAAAAATTGTTATTGGTAATGGTTCCCCATGTACCTGAATTTTCCCCTGTTACCTGTAATTCTGTTCTAAGACCAGTTGAGTACGTTACCATTTAATCTCCTAATTAAGTTTTATTGATTATTATAAAGTTTGTCAAAACTTTTATGCAGCCTTGTTGACTTCCGTCCAACTGATAGAACTGTTAGAATCATCGACTTCGGACCACATAGTTCCGTACAATGTTCCTGTACTACTTGTAGCAGAAACCCCTGTTATTGTAAAGGTCACATCTGTTTGGATATTTGGAGTTCCTGTAGAAGAGGTAACTGATACACTCGGAGCTTCATAAGAACTGGTTTGTGTTGCATCGCCAATGGCGGAGGTCATCGCCTGACCCGTAACCGTTA